CCAGAAAGGATTATCGTATCCCCAGAAGCATATGATGAACTTGTGCGACGAATCAATGAACCACCAGACCCTGCTGTGGTGGAAAGGATTAAACAATTAATGAGTCGTAAAGCCCCTTGGGATGATAATGATGACTCCTGAAGATAAGTATGCTCTCAAAGAGTTTCTCCGTGGTGCCAGTGTATTTGTTGGTGCCTCTGTCGTCTTCATTGTTATTTTAATTGCACTTACTTATTTTGCTTCAGGTGGTAAACCATTGGAATCATCATTTGAAGTGGTTGATAAGTATAAAGAGTGTGATGTGGTAAGATATGCACCACATCAAGCAGCAGAATACAAATATTTTCTACATTGTCCAAAATGACACTTCCACCAGTTTTTGTTGAAATCATTGTTCTTATAGTATTAGAGATTTGGTTATGGGTTCTTCTTACAACAATCAACAAATGAAAATCTTCAAGCAAACATCAAACGAACCTTATCTTCGTCACGATTATAAGGTAGTTTTTGAGAATGGTAGAGAAGTTATCTTTGATAGCTATGAAGACGTTCAAGTGACTTGGTTTCAAAATGGTGGAAACTTCCTAAGTCACATTGAAGTCCTAGATAGAAAACAAGAGGCAAAGGGATTTAAGTAATGTTTAGCACACCAGTGAGAGGAACAGCAAAAAGGAAAACCACGATGAATTGGTGGGAGTATTGGATTGGGCACTGTTGGATGACAGGTTGGCAAACTATTCGTATGTCTTTCTGTAATTGGAGAGACTTAATGACTGGTAATTATGAAGGTTATGCTCTAATGTTCTATGATGATCCTTATGAGGAATGTTATAGTACTTTCTGGGCATATTTGGGTGATGATGATGTATTACCTAAAGATTTTCTTGAAGGTTTAATGCAGATGGCAGATCGTATTGAACGTGGTGAAGAGAAACTGATTCCATTTAGCAAAGAAATGTTTGATAATGTTGACGATCTTGTTGGTGACTTTATTGATGATTTGAAACTTGATGTGGAGTTAGATGATGACTGAAATCCATTTGTTTATTCAACAAGGTTGCCGTCCTTGTCTTTATGCAGAAACTCAACTTAAAAAGGTAGAAGGTTGGGAAAAAGTTGTGACTCTCACTAATGCAAAGGTTCATAATCAATGGACACAGTTTGCAATGGATTGTGGTGTTGTTGCAACTCCTACGTTGATTGCCTTGATTGATGGTGTGGTTGTTGCTAAAGTTGAGGGATCAAATAATATGACCACTGATTTTTGGAGAGCAACAATAGCAAAACACGGAGGAAAGTAATCGTGGGTATGTTTGACTATGTTCGTTCTTCATATAATCTTGGAGAACACTTCACTGATACTGAACTTCAAACAAAAGACATTGAAGATGGTATTGGTGGAACAATGTCACATTATTGGTTATCACCTGATGGACATTTGTATACCATTGATTACTCACATACTGCTGATTTTGTACAACTCAAAGAAGGTGATGAGGGATATGATGACAAAAGAACCCTCCTCAATTTTCGGTGGATTCCTAACGGCAATCACGGCAAAATCAGTCCTTGGTATTTGACGAAATACATCAATGTTTATCCGGCAACTTGGAGTAATTCTTGGGAAACTTGGCCCACCTTGCGTCTTCACTTTTCTTATGGTAAACTAATGGGGTATGAGGACATCACTGGACAACGATGAAGGAGTTTGATTATGCCCTGGACTACAAAGTTCTGGACTTTACACTTCCAGAAAATCGTAAACTTTATCGGATTGGAAGGGGTGAACAAGGAGTTTTATTGGTTCGGCCTTATACTAACGATATTTGCAAACACTGGAGGTTCGTGAATGTGGTTGCTGCTCGTAAATCTTCTACTAAGATATACGAAATGTATTGTGATTACAAACGACAGAAAGATTTCATTGGAATGGATATGGCACGGAAGTTCCTTGAAATGGGATTCACTAGGTCCAGAAGGTATGCGAATCATAAGGACGGAAAAAAACACGATTCGTCTGGTTCCGTATTACCTCAAGAAGCAGACGCACTTACATCGGTTAAAGCAATGGCTGCGATGGTATTTAAGAACATACGGGACAGGGTTGCCAATGATTCTGAATATGTTAGAATGAGAAAAGAATGGAGATCCCAGGAATGATTGAACCTCAACTGTTTCCCTATCCTTCAATGCCCGTTCGGTTAGAAGTCACTGAAGAGAACAGAGTGTGTTGGTTTCGTGATGATTATGACTTGCAAAAACACCTCACCAGATATAAACTAGATAAGAAGAAAATCAAAATCTTTTATCGTGATGGAGAACCCATTCAGCAACGTAAAACAAACAAGAGAAGTGTGGAGTCAAAGTCTAAAACAAAAAATAACTGAAGTGCAAGTTCAATTTAACAAGGAAAATCCTGCTTGGATTCCATTAGAAACTTTGCTAGAAATGCAAAAGTTAAATAGAAAAGGTAATCCGTAAATTCTATGGAACACTTCAAAGCTGGAGACAAAGTAAGATACACAGGAAGCATTGAAGAACAGGTAAGATGGGGCAATAATGACAATCCAGTTGGTGTTCTCTTTGAAGGAGACACCTACTATGTGGAAAGAGTAGAAATTCACACTTGGCACACAAAACTGTATCTTCGTGGTGTTTATGGTAAGTTCAATAGTGTTTGTTTTGAGAAAGTATGAGTGATACTGACCCCACAACACCTTGGTATGAGTTTATATCTTACTTGAGATGTTGTGAAAGTCTCAATGTAATCCCATCAGTTTCAAGGTTTATGGCATATAACAATTATTATAAAAATTATGGAAAACAATCAAAATCTTCTTGACCTAATTGAAAAACTAGAAGAACGAATTAAAAATCTTGAGGAAGAAAATATAGAAACAAGCAACTGCTTATATGAACTTTCAAATCATATTGATGCAGTTGATGCTCGTATTGACATTTTAGCAGCAGAACCTTATACTATAAATCAATTTAATCTTGGTAATAAATGACAACATCAAAACAAGTGAAAGAGGAGTTTTTGTATCCAACTCCTCCAATGAACCCAGATGCTAATATGAGTTTTCTGGATATTGCTACAATTAACAATCTGAATAACTTTTCTCATCACGTTTCTTACTTGACAAATATGGCAATCGGTGGTAAGATGACTGCTGAAGATGCCTATCAAGAGATTAAAAAACTCTATAAGGCAATGAAGCAATCTCACAAATCACTCAAAGGTTCTTGGTTTTAATTATGACTGACTTTGATTACAAAAAGTATTCACTTGAAAATCTTGAAAATTGGATGCACGATGCTATTTCATCTGCAGAAGCAACACCACAAGAAATCTATGATGTCATTAAAGGTGTTGTAGAGGAACAGTATCATTATTTTAAGAACAACACTCAACATTGCTGTGAACTTCTTGCACTGCTGAATGGTAATGGTAAAGGACATATTGAGGCATATGATGATTATGTTAATGACAATATGCGTCCTTGGGGACACAGTGATCTAGAGTATCAAGTTGCAAACGAATCTTTATCCTGCGATAAAAATGATACTTCACCTGAATGTAAAGGTGCTTGGAATGACTTTTGGGAATCAAAGGAAGATAAAGTAGTGAGGTGGCAACTTCCTGTTCAGCAAATAATTGAAGAAGGAGTTGATAATTATTTTGTTCAGTTTCCTGATGATTTACTTGAAGCAGCAAATCTAAAAGAAGGAGATAAAGTTGAGTGGGTTGATAGAGGCGACGGTTCTTATCTTTTGAGGAAAGTTTAATGGCATCAACTGACAAACTTATTCATCCACAATATCCAATTTTAAGTTGGTTGAGAATCATTGGTAATTTTTTCTTTATCATTGGTTATGCAGTAATTCTTTTTAATAGTGTTGAAATTGGAATCTATTGTCGTCTACTTGGAAATCTAGTATCTTTTCCATATTTCTACAAAGTTAAAATGTGGGATATGATGACAATTCGTAGCTTTTTTGCTATCATTGAGTTGACTAAACTTATTCAAATTTTATTTTTTTCATAATGGCACTATCAAAACAAACACTGGATCACTTATTGGAAGCTGAGTCACATCTCCGTGCTGCAATCAAGAGTTCTGCAACTAACGAAAATCCTCTAGTTGTAAAACAACTTTCTCAACTTCTTTTTGATATGGAACAATGTAAAAAGATTGAAGAGTTGATGGACATGCTTGAAAATCGTAAATCTGGTGGTAGTGGTTCATTTGGCACATTTTTCAATAGTTAAGTTTTATAACAACACCCTAAAGACATTATTAAGTAACCCCCAAACTTGATTAAATAGTGTTAGGATTTCAAGATATTTCTGGGAGCAAAAAACTATGTCATTTTCATCCAAACACGCAGATAAACTTACTGATACAGAATGGAATGAAATGGCTGCACTTAAAGATGCAATCAATCACGACATTTCACAAGTTGCACCACAGAAGATGGAAGCATTTACTGAATATCTTGTGCGAAGTCTAAAAGAAAAGGGCGGTTGAAGAAGAGAGGCAAAGATGCCTCTTTTTTTCTAAATACTTGAAAAAGGGTTATGGCAGCAGTAGCAGATCCAAAAGAAAATCTTGCGTGTTTGGCATTTGCATATTTTCTAAAAAATCCTGATTATAAAACTAATTCGGAGCAACACAAAGAAGAGTGGATAAACATCTTTAAAGATTTTAAGATAACACAATTGTCTCAAGAATATAAATCTCATTTAGAACCAAACTTTAATTTTTCTGTTCTTAAATCTAAGTATATCTTTGAGAAAGGAAAAGGTGATGTGCATTTAGAAGCAATTTATAATCAAATGGTGAGTCTTTTTAACTCAAGTTTCTTAAAAGCAGGAAAAGACTACAGAATATATGGGCAAGATAGTGTATTTGTAGACACTATCAAAAATAAGTGCCTTACTAGACTTTCAAAAGTATTTGCGGATGCATTATCTGCTGGAGCAAGTGTAACGAATTTAACTCCTGCTGATTTTTATATTGTTAATCATAGTAAAGTTAATGAAATCAAAAAAGATTTTAATGATACTATTATAAAACCTAAAAAAGATGAAACTATTCTCCTCAATTATTTCAAATTTAAAGATAAAACTTATGCTGGTTTAATTAAGAAGTATCTAAAGACAGGTGATTTGATTCCAATCTCACATAAAATGCCAAAAGGAAGAGATTCTACAACTTCAGTAAAACTTGCAGGAGATATTTCTAAAATTGGTAAAGTTCCTAAAAGTAATCTTGATCCATATTCACAATTAGTAATTGTTTTAGGTGGAAAATCTCCAATTGAAGTTGAGAAAATAATTGAAGATGTAATTGATATTAAGTATGATAAATGGGATGTAAGAGATGCTGGATCTGCATCAACGTGGAAACTATTTTTTGACTTTAACTATAAAAAAATAGATCCTGAGTTTGATAATACTATTTTTGGACTTGAACCTCTTCCAGCAATGGGATCTGGTAGTTTTAATGGTAAGTTTTATATTGATGCTTCAAAATCTGCGTCTACTCCGTGGGTTGCTGGAATGGCACCTAAGTCATTAGAACCATTTCTTAGAAAATACTCTGGATATAATCAGATTATGAGATTGCTTAGTATAAAACTTCTAAGAGTGTTTGATGATATTATTTTAAGTGAACTGAATAGAACAAATAGAACAACCGCAAGAAACAACTTTACTGAAATTAAAAAACTTTCATCATATAAAAAATGCAGTCAACTGTTGAGTAGTAGAGGTTTTCATACATTTAAAGAATTAGAAAAAGTTATGAAACCATTTTTTGAAGAAATGCAATACGCAGGTGGATTTGAATTGTATCAAAAAAATGTCATTAGAATGATTAAAAATGAAGGTGGATTTAGAACAAATGTTGATGCAATTCCAAATAACAGAGTTTATGAGCATTATACCTCACTTTTGTTATCTTATTTCTTCTTTGTTGGTGGAAGAACTTTTAGGACATTTTTAAAAAAAGCAATCTTCTTTACAATCTTTGGAGCAATCACAAAGAGAGGATTTGTGAAGGTTGGAGGTTCTGGAACCTCAAATCTTTTAAGTAAAAAGGTAAGTTTCGGTAAAATGTATGAAGATGTTGAGGTATCTTTAACAGCAGCACCACACTTAATTATGCTGTGACACTTTATCAACTGGCACACTCACTTGCCACAGCAGCAGATTTTTGATATGATTACTTCATTGATTCTTACCTTATGGTTTCTGTTTCACTTCGTCCACATCAAATTGAGTGCTGTGATGCTCAGAAAGAACATAAGAAAGGTATCATTTGTGCAACCACAGGTGCAGGTAAGACTCTTGTAGGAATTGCAAATACAATCTCTCAGTTTGAATCAGAAACTCCTCAGACTGTCGTAGTTGTTGCTCCTCGCATTTTGCTTGCGAATCAACTCTCTTCTGAGTATCTGGAGCATATCACAAATGCTTCAGTATTTCATTGTCATTCAGGAGAAACGCATCATCATTCTTCAACAAACTCTGATATTTTGTTCAAATGGTGGTTTCATACCAAAACTCATAAACTCATCTTCACTACCTATCACTCTCTGCATAGAGTGATGGAGTCGGGCATCAAAGTTCACACAATTCACTTTGATGAAGCACACAATTCAGTGCAGAAAAACTTTTATCCTGCTGTAGAATACTTCAGTGAGCAGTCAGAACGTTGTTACTTCTACACTGCAACTCCAAAGTATTCTTCCACACCCAAGAAACCTGGAATGAACAATGTTCAGGTTTATGGTAACATCATTGCAAATGTTCCTGCACCAAGAATGGTTCGGGAAGGTTATATCATTCCACCAAAGATTATTGCCAAGCAGGTTTCATTGAACAGCACCAATATCTTTGAACGTGACTGTAATCATCTGCTGGAAAGTATTGATGAAGCAGCAGTTTCTAAGGTTCTGGTGTGTGCCAAAGCAACCAAACAAATCACTGCTTTGATGTCACAAACTCCTTTCTGTATTCAACTTGAGCAACGTGGATACTCTTGGATGGTGATTACATCTAAAACTGGTGCGATTATTGATGGTAAGAAAGTCAATCGTGAAGAGTTCTTTGATACTCTGCACGAATGGAGTAAAGATGACTCTAAGAAGTTTGTTTTGCTTCATCATTCTATTCTGTCCGAAGGTATCAATGTTTCAGGTTTGGAAGCAGTCATCTTTATGCGTTCTATGGATGCAATCGGAATCTGCCAGACGATTGGACGAGTTGTAAGATTGCATCACAAAGATGCTGCAGGACTTCGCAATGGGACAATCACACCAGGAAATCTATCAGAATATCACAAATCTTATGGACTTGTGGTGATTCCTACCTTTAATTCGGTTGGTATCAGCACTGCCAAGAAGATTCAGAACGTTGTTGATACTGTATTTCAACACGGAGAACCAGCAATTTCTACTATTAAACGATGAAAGAAGGATTTATTAAAGGTGATTATGCCGCAGTTCCTTTTGGCAAAAAACTGATGATTATTCACAATGGACGGCAACTTGATGTTGTAAACACTCCATTGCAGGCACAAAAGTATATCAAACAGCATTGTGCCAGTCAATCAAGTGGCACACTACCTATTGATTGACCTCTCATCTTGTGTATATTGCATATGTCCACTACTGACACTATGACTCACCTAATTGATCACCTTGAAACTGGTGTGAACTGGAACAAAGTTTTTGGAGTTGTAGACTCTCTTTACTCCGACAAAGGTTTCTCCTCCAATGCAGATAACTTTGCCCGTGCCACTGCTGTTGAAAAAGGACTTGCAAAGTTTTCCGATCTCGTCAGGGTTGACAAAACTGGTTATGATTTCATCTGGGAAGATGAAACTGGAAACTTCGTCCGAATTGAGATGAAGATGGGAAAGGATCTTTTTTACAAACGCAAAGATGTTCACGCAACTAAAAAGTTCAAGGTCAAGTCTTTTCTGTCTGAAACAAAAACTGTAGAGGATTTCAAAAAAGATTCTACTTATGATTATCTTTTGGTTCTTGATTTGACAGCACGTCGGGTTGTTGTTCTGGAAGATGAAGTTGCACGTTCACTCTATCAAGAGGGTGCAGATGGTGCAATGATTGAACTCAACTTGGGAGACTATTATCAGTGTGACATTGGAGAAGTTAATCCCATTCTTCCTCCGACTTCACTTTCTCAAAAGATTGATGAAGCAATAGAGGATTATCTGGACTTCTGATGTGACACTTGCAGAACTGGCACAGAGCATCTTGAAACTGCCCTGTGCCGTTCTATCATAAGTTCATGAGGCACAGAGGTTGCCTCTCAACACAAACCACTCTTCAACTATTTTATGGGCACCCGTTCTCGCATTGGACTTCAACTTGCCGATGACAGCATCCTTTCAATCTACTGTCATTATGATGGTTATCCTGAGTTCAATGGTGTAAAACTTGTTGAGCACTTCAATTCTTATGAGAAAGCAGCAGAACTGATTGATTTGGGAGACATTTCTTGCCTCTGGACTAATGCAGGTTGGAACAATGAAACTCTGCCTGAAGTCGGTCCTCTTCCCTATTCTGCCCGTGGTGAAGATTGCCCTCCCCGTCTTGATAAAAACCTGGGTGAGTTTCTTCAAAACGGTGAAGAGTATGGTTATGTTTATACTCAAGAAGAAGGTTGGTTGTGCTATGATACTTGTGACTGGCACGAAACTTACCTTGAAGCAGTTGAAATCCCCTCTGGAGCAGTTGCAGTATGATCACTACAATTATGGCAGGATTTGCCTTTGGTTATTGCATCGCAGACATTATTCTCACTCGTCGTGCAAATAAACGTTTGAGTGAAGATCTCAAACGAATTATTGATGGTGAACTGAACAAATGATTGAACTCCTTGCAAGTTCTTTGATTGCTACAAGTAACCGTTCTGAAGAGATTAACAAGTTCTGTGCCTATGTTGTTGGTATTCCCTATGCTTCTGACAACTTCACAGATAAAGAATGGGAACGTTTTGTTTACTGCCGAGAGCATCTGAAATGAAAACCAAATACATTGCTGCTGGATTGATTGGGTTCTCTGCAATTATTGTCTGGAACATCTTCTGTATTCAACGTGATGATGCTATGTTCAAAGCACATTATCGTCAACAAGCAATTCAAAATCTTACACATCAAAAATGATAGAGTTTCTCATCATTTCAGCAGCATTTGCTTGGTTCTTCTTTGTTTTATTTTCCAAACATTTTGATTACCTGGATAAAAAATGATTTCCGATCGTCTTCAAAAACTCATTCAACAAGCAGAACAAAGCAAAGAAGCAGAAGAGTTCTGGCAAGAAGTCAATGAACTTGCTGAGAAATATGAAGTCACTTGCGACTACATCTTGGCAGAGTTCTATTGACAATCGCATCATTTCACATTAAACTTAAGGAGTAACTTACAAAAACAAATGGCACAAAAGTTTCTTTATCTGGTTGATCATTTTTGCCCCTTTCCTAGAAGTGAATATGGTGGACTTTGGGCAGTGATTGCAGAGGATGATGATGAATGTTTTGATCTCATCAAAGACCAAGATGATGGTTTCAACGAACAGTTTTATGTAAATCTTCGTGACAAAGTGGTTAATGCAAGAACTTATCCTCTTGCTGAAGATGTAGAATCAAGTGTCGTTGAGGCATTTACAACGTGACACAAAACGTAGAACACTCTAATAGAATGATTAACGAACTTAAGTTTCAATATCAAGGACGCATCACTGAATTGCAACAAAAGATTACAGAACAACAACAAGAGATTCTACAACTACAAGAACAGATTAAACTGCTCTCATACGTCAAAGATTACGATTGCTGATGAAACTCTCAGTTGATTTGATTCCGCAGTTTATTCACAAAGCACCACAGAACACACATTATGAAGTTGAAGAGTTCAAACGTAATGTCTTTCGCATTTGGTTGTGTTATGACCGCAAGTTTGATTATAATTTGGGGAAACCTGTTAAATGTTGCTGGGGGTTCTACAACTACAAAGAGTGTAAGTTCTATAGTCCTGTAAATAGTTCTACAGTTGGTAAAGTTGTGAACTTTAAGAATACCACAAAATACACAGCAATGCCTCTTAAAGAAGCACCATTAGACAAGTTCTTTGTATGAAACCATCCTTTGCCGAAGGCATCATCGTTCAATACAGAGATTGGGTTGGTGAGATTCGTTTTGTCTGTGACGAATATCTATCAATTTGTGTTCGGGTAGGCAAAAATCGGGTGAACGATATTTGTGTCTTGGTGCATAGGAATGATTGGAATCAAGTTAAACTGCTGAAAGAATCTGGTAAATGAAAGCAATTATGTCTCGTTGAGTGGACACCTAAAAAACTGGCACACAACATCACAAAAGCACCACAATCTTCTGTATATTAACTTTGTTCATTTGAGGAACCTCTATGGATTGGTTTGATGACATTCAAGTTGAAGAACTGAATGACTTTGACTTCAAAGAATCTTATCAAGACGAACTCTTTGAAGAAAATACAAATGATGACAAAACTTTCAACACTTTTCTCAATTCCAAATACGATTTTTGACTCTAATCAATGAAACCCTCTGAAATCCTGATTCAACTTCAAGAACTTCAAAAAGAATGGAGAGTCAATGACTTTAATCTTTCTGAAGGACAGCAAGTAACTTACAACCGACTTCTTGAACTTCGTCGGGAACGTGTAACTCAACTTTACAAAGATAACCGAGTTTGTAAAATATCCAAGAATACAATGGACAAACTCAAAGAAGAAGAGGACACCTGATAAACTGTCACAGAGGAACCCACAAGGTTCCTCTTTTGACTTTATGATGACTTTGTTGACATTCAAACAATGACTCAAAACCTCCACTTGGAACATCCTGAAGATTCTATCCTGACTGGTGACTTGAGTGTTTTGAATTGGTTCACTGCTGATTCTAATGTCAGTGTGAAAATTGACGGAAGTCCTAGTTTGGTCTGGGGCACAAATCCCCAGAATGGTAAGTTTTTTGTCTGCACGAAAGCAGCATTTAATAAGCAAAAGATTCGTCTTTGCTACAATCAAGATGACATCTTTACTCACTTTGGACATCAACCAAAGGTAGCACAGATTCTCATTTATTGTCTTGATTTTCTGCCTCGCACTAAAGCAGTGATTCAGGGTGACTGGATTGGTTTTGGGAGTGGAGCAGATACATTCACTCCTAACACAATCACCTATAAGTTCTCTTCACCAATTCGTCAGGATATTATTATTGCACCACATACAATTTACTCTGGTGCAGATGATATTCGTGAGATGACTGCTGCTCCTTTGTTGAAGAAACTGAACAGCACTCAAAATTGTCTGTTTGTTCAACCAACCGCAACAATTTGTCCTTATCGTGATGATATTGAAGAGTTTTGTAAGTTTGCACGTCAAATGAGCACACTTTGCACCTTTGTGAGTGATAAACAAGCAAAAGAACTCAAAAAAATCATCAATTCTTACATTCGTGAGGGTAAAGAGGTTGACGAACACGAAATCGCAGAAAATTATGATGTTGACATCAACCTGCTGCGATTGTGGAAGTTGATTGAATCTATCAAGATGGATATGTTCTTTTACATTGAATCTGATGATAACATCACTTGCAAAATTGATGGTAAAGATTCAGAGCACGAAGGATTTGTAATACACAATCAGTTTGGAAGTTACAAAATCGTGAATCGTAATGAGTTTAGTAAAATGAACTTTACACTTGCAAAGAACTGGTGAATGATACAAACCACCTTCGGGTGGTTTTTTCATAAATACCTAAAAAGTATTTGTAGCAATGGCAAAGGACAAAACAGAAGTAGGAATCACTGGGCAACCTATTCCCAAACCAAGAACCGCAAAACAGCAATACGAACTGGAGAAAAAGAGAAGACAAGAAAAGCATCTTGGCAAGAATGTAGGTGGAACTCAGTATCGTTCTGATGTCACTCCTTACTATAATCCAAGAGCAAGAACATTTGAGGAGTTTGTAGGTATTTGTGAGAAAGTTGTGTATGGTGGTGAAAAGAAAGAACCAGAAGATACCAGAATGACTGTAACTGCAGCAGATAGAAAAGCAAACACAAAAGCATGGCAAAACTATCAGGCAGGACACAAAGGATACAAAGCAGCATCACATTTAACAAAAGAAGAAACTGAAACACAAGCACCACCAACACCAGAAGAGAAAAGAAAAATCAAAAAGATGCAGCAACTTGCACGATTAAAGCAAATGGCAAGTGCAAAAAGGTATCAATCTGATGTTGCAAGAGAAGAATATGAAGTTGATGAAGCAGCAAGAAATCCAAGTGATGTTAAGTTAGCAAGAACTGGTTTTCTATCAAGATTTGCGAATCAACTTGAGAAAGATATAGAGGATGCAACTCAAGGTAAAAAGAAACCAGCAACTAAATCTGCATCAAGAAAAGTCACAAAACAAAAATACGAAGTTAAGTAGTGACACTTTAGAAACTGGCACAGCATCCTGGCACAATCACCAGGATGCTTTATTGTATCTGTGTTGAGACAAACAACATTCAATGATTTGTGGAATCTTGGTTCTCCTAGCATATTCTCTGGGAGCACTGCAAATTATTATTCTCAGGCACATCCGAGACAGTGACTAAACTGTCCACAGAGGCACCTGTGTGCCCCCACAATGCCCTTATACTATCTTTGTTGAGTCAAACCACACAACATCAATGATTTCCTTTCCAACACGTCAGCATCACATTGCAGAACTCTATGATGCCTGCAAATTGATTGTTGACACTTACAGAGAATCTGATGTCTTCAATGTTTATTCTAATGAAGGACTTGAAGATCACATTAACTTTGCTGCCACTGCTCGTGAAATTATGTCGTTGATTGCTGAAGGAGACATCAAATGAAATACGTTGTTCAACTCTATGTTGGTGGTAAAACCTTCAACGAAGAAGTGCAGGCAATCAGTCCTAAAGATGCAAGAGAGACTGCACTTGCAAGAAATCCTAAAGCAAAAGTTGTTTCCGTAAATGTGAGTTTCAAATGACTTACGAACAAGAAATTAAAGACCTGACAGTAACACGTTCTCTGCGTTTTCTGTGCAATGGTTTCAAATCAGAGTTTGCTTCATTTGCTTATGCTGATAGTAGAATGACCGAACTTCTGCAAGAACTTGCAAGTGAGTTCGTTGATGCAAACATTCCTGTGGTTGATGAAGACAATCAAATGGAACTTGCAATGATGCTGTTAGAATCTCTGGATGTGATTGCACGATGACTGTACCTAATCTCACAACTCAACACATTGATTTTAATGAATGGTTGGAACAATGTCCTGTTCCATTCTTCAAATACTCTCTGTATAGCAGTGATACGAATACTGCTGTTTATGAGTTTCGTTTTGATGCTGTAGAGGAGGATGAAGAATGACTTACACTGACATCACAAAACTTGAGAATTGCCCCGAATGTGGTGCTAACTGGTTTGATCTTCCCATTCCAGAAGAATACTGGGAAAATCATTCTCCACCCTATTTCTATAGTCGTGTGATAGGAGTTGAGTTGCTTGGTGAAGACAGAATTGATCACTGGTTGTGCCCTGATTGTAAACATCAATTTCCACGAGGTATGGGATGACTTACTCTAATCTCTCAAAGATTCGTCCCAAACTGAGAACATCAGGTAACATCACTGGTAACTTTGGACGTGCAAAATCAAAGGCAGGTTCATCACTCAATGATTTGGGTGGAAATGGTAACATTGGCATCACACAGCAAGAATACTTGAATCGTCTGTATTATGCTTTTGATAACACCACAGACACTAAACTTCGTCAGTTTCTTTATCAGGAGATTAAGAAGATTCACATTCAAAGAGGAACTTGGTAAAAATGTTTGATTCTATTTTTATTGATGGATCTCTTCAAGATTATATCAATAAAAATGTGCAAGATCCCTGGATTGGAACACCCTTTCAAAGTTACGTTTTTATGTCTCCCAAGCAAAAAGGTGAGTTTGGTGAACGTTTTGTGTCCAAATACTTTGAGGCAAGGTGTAGTGAAGTTAAAAGAGCAAAAACTTCCACTGCTGGACACGATAGGTTGATTGATGGTATAATGACAGAGATCAAGTTTTCTCTTGCAACTCGGGACAAAAAAGGTGGTGTGAAAGAAGATCAGTTTATCATCAATCACGTCTCAAAAGATAAAGATTGGGAACGTCTTGTGTTTTTTGGAATCAATCCAACTGAAGAGGACTGCCGTTTCTTTTGGTTCACCAAAGATGATTTTATTCAACATCTTAAAAGTGATGAATGTGTG